AAGAACTGTGGACTAGTATTATTGGGTGTGTTATTTGTGATAGCTGTTGCCTTATGAGTTGGTATAAAGTAGCTAAGGAGCACGTTAAGACAAGGGTGTATAAAGAAAGCAATAGACTCAGATTGTTTCTAGGGCTACAAGCTGTTCCGCCGTACGCTGATTACCCTGAAAGAAAAAACACGAGGTCAGCCATTAAAGCAGCCAATAGAAAAGAGTTGATTGTACAACTTACGGTTTTGTGCTTGTCTCTAGAGGCTATCTTCCGTATAATAGACTTATGGAACACTTAAAGAAAACGTGGGCGGACTTCGGTCAAGGTATTACAGCTTCAGCGCTAACCGCTGTAATGTTAGCCCCATCACACAAATTAGCGACGGGTCTCATCTTCGGTATTGCTGCTTGGGTAGCGATGTACACCGTGACTGAGATTGTGAAAAATTACAAGTAACCGAATTTGGGAAAATTTGGAGCGCTTCGCGCTTGTGTCTCAAAAGAGACTTCGGTATATTAGTTGTGTACCAAGACGGTACATCATGTTTTAGTTTTAGTTGTTTGAGAGCTGTCTTCGGATGGCTCTCATTGTTTATAAAAATATCGTATCTATTCCTTACCTTAGTATTAGCCGAAAGGCTCAAATGAAAAGGAGGTGTCAAGTATCTAGGAGAAGCCCTTGCGTATGTAGGGGCTTTTCTGTATATTATATATATGATAAATATATTATTCGCAATACCATTTGGAGCAGCTTGGCTTTACTACTTCGCTGCATCACGCATTCAGGATAAATGCTTCCGCACACTCACCGAAGAAGAGAAGAAAGAGTTCGACCTTGAAGGATTCGAGGATGAGGAAATCAAAATGTTCGATGCGTCAAAAGCGGGTAGATGGTTAGCTGTTATGTCGGTATGTTGGTTCGTCGGCTACCCTGTAATACAGCTACAAAAATGGTTAGGTCTTTAAAGAAATTTCTTCTTATCTTTGTGGTATATGTTTACGCGCTACACCACACTACAGTTCAAACGATTAAGCAACGTCTTGTTCGCAACAAAGGTACGCTTCTGCCTCTTTTGTCTCGAGCACGTTTTGCTTATACAACCCCCTTTGTCGGCACTAAAACGAGACTTGCTAAAAGTGGAGCGCTCGGACTTCACAAGAGGTCGCAGGTGGGCAATCCGAACGTATCGCAGGTATTTCTCTTAATTCCTATGTTTTGGTGCACCTCTCAGGTAAACATTAAACTATGGAATCTGCTATTCCCGTATATGGGTCGTGAACTTATCCTAACAATCCAAGAACCGTTCGGCGTGTGGATTAGTTGGTGTATGGCGCTTGGATGGCTAGAGATTGGCTACAAGCTATCTCAGCTTAGACGTATTTAATATCCTCTTCTCCGTAGAGTTTTCTGTAAAATCTCTGTACTGCGTGTCTACCCTTGTGGGATACTGACAGCTTAGATGCTGTTCTACTCAGTTGGAATCTCTGAGCATCCTCGTCTTTCTTATGATTGTAATACTCTGTTATATAACCTTTGCGCTTGAGCGGAAGGATAATACGCTCGTACAACTTTTTTCTAGATTGGTTGTAGGTCTTGGCTGCCCAAGTAATCTCAAAAAACTCTAGGTCATACACATACAGCAGAAACTCAACCTCTGCACGGGTCAAGTCTGTGTGCTCCACCATATCTCGTATTACTAGGCTAAAGTATTTGATGTCGTTGTAACGGACATACTTTTCCTGTAACGGTAGGAACTCCCTGTGTAGCTTCTTCTTATGTACCTTGCTCTTCGGCATACTTTTTCGTATATTTGTAGTATACAATTTAATTTAAGAAAAAACAAATGGATTATCAAGAAGCACCTCAAGAATTTTTTGAGGACGTTGCCGAAAAACTCGAAGGCATCAAAGCTGTCGTAAAGAAGTACGGCTTAGAAGACCAATGGGTTTCTGTATTCGTGGGTGGAGTCTACACCGAGAACGAAGAAGGCGAAGCAAAACTTAAAACAGTATTGGACTACGTTGTAGTAGATGAGGATGAGCTAGACGAGATTACGTCTCTAGCTGTATCGTACTACCAACAGATGGAAGTTCCTAGTGAGCTACCACAGGATTTGGAAGATACCAAAGATTGGACTGCGGAGGATTGGATTAACTATGTAAACAAGAACACCGATGGAACAGCCAATTAGAAAACTAATCTGCGGTCAAGACCCTAAAAACGGTTTTGCATTCGTAGTGGGACAGAAAGTATATGGCGGCGGTGAGATTCACGCAATCGCAGTAGACGGTCGTGCAGAACAATTGTACGGTCGCTCACGCTACCTTATATATGTAGAAAACGAAGAGGGTATCATTCTATGGAAAGCTGTAGATGGTCTGCCTGTTATTGTTGAATACGATATCGACTTAGGCTAATGAGACCTCTCTACGATTTTGTTATTGAACTTCCTAAAGCATTTGAAGATACTGTCGAAGTCGGCGGTATCCAAATGTTTAAGGACACGCGTTGGGATGACTTCCAAAGTCGTATCTCTCACGGGACTATCAAGGCTATCCCTGCAAAGTGGGACATCCCTGCTAAGGTTCAAGTGGGTGATACGCTTGTATTTCACCATCACGTCAATCAACAGCCTGATAAGTACGGCATAGGAGATGACTGCTACCTAGTAGCTTACCATCCAACAGAACTAGCAGGTCAGGCGTATATGGTTATCCACGAGGATGGCTCTACTACCGTATTAGGTGATTGGGTTATCCTAGAGGCTACCGAGGATAAAGAAGTTGACGTTGTATCAGAAGGCGGCTTGTTCTTGGGGACTGAGAAGGTCGAGGCTAAACAGGAAGCTGTTGTGTTGCACCCTAGTGCAGGAACAGAAGAACTTGGTCTTGAGGTGGGTGACTTAGTGATGTACGCTAAGAATGCGGACTACAGAATTACCTTGCCTGACGGCTCACAGGTGTTCCGTATGAAGCCTAACTATATTTATGCGGCTTATGTCAGATAATAACTTTACATTGAAGGCTGCTCAGAACTTGCTTCGTGCAACTGAGACTGCAATCAATAATATGATTACCGAAATAGAAAAACCTGTCGACCCTGAGCTTAACGGCTCGGGGCGCAAGGCTGAACTAGCATCTATCAAACAGACTGCTGTAGACGCCAAAGAGCTTTTAGTCATTCGTCAAGACATCGAAACGATGATAAAAAACGCTCAAGAAACAGGAACTATCGAGGAAGAACAGGACTTTGGTGGGGGATTTGCTGAGAAGTTTAGCAAAAAATAGCCCACATATTATCATATATTGCCCAAATAGTCTCATAATGGACACAAAATATGGGTTGTTTATGATTTGTATTAAAAAATTAAACATATATTTGTAAATCCTTACCACAATGGCGGGACTCAAACAACTACAAAACTTTGAAGAACAGGTCATCAATATATGCCCTAACGATACAATGGGGGATATCATTGAGCTTGAAGGATTGTTTATACAACTTCCTGAAAAGCCCGATGAAAGTGAGATATTATTCTCCAATCTTCCTACGTCTGAACAGTATTGGAAACGTCAGGAAATCCCATATGCATTGCAGGGGATTCGTTCTATGGATGAGTGGGCGGAACAGCCGAGTAACTTTAGAAAAGCCTATCGTTCATATATCGAGCAAGAGTTTAAGCGTAGGCGCGAAGGTGTTTGGATGTACGTTAACGGTGAAGCCACTTACATAACAGGCAACCATTACTTTATGCTCCAATGGGTGAAGATTGATGGTTCATTCTATGGGGATTACCTAGCGTTCCAACGTAAGCTGTTTATTCACGCCAAGGCTTGTGAAGTAGACCCACGATGTGTAGGACAGCTGTTTACCAAGTGTCGTCGTTCAGGATATACAAATATGGCTACTGCTACACTCTTAGCAGAAGGTACAATCGTAAAAGATAAGGTTCTAGGTATTATGTCTAAGACGGGTTCTGATGCCCGTGATAATGTCTTTATGAAGAAAGTGGTATCTATGTATAAGCACTTCCCATTCTTCTTCAAACCTATACAGGACGGTTCAACCAATCCCCGTGTTGAGTTGGCTTTCCGTGAACCTGCAAAAAAGATTACTAAGAATAATAAGACAGCTACCGTTGGGGAAGCTCTCGATACAATAATCAATTGGAAGAACACCGTTAACAACGCGTACGATGGTGAGCGTCTCTACTACTTGTTCCTCGATGAGGCAGGTAAGTGGGAGAAACCTGCGGACATCCGTGAGGCTTGGCGTATCAATCGTACCTGTTTGATTGTGGGGCGTAAGATTGTAGGTACGGCACTAGTCGGTTCTACAGTAAACCCTATGAACAAGGGTGGTCAACAATATAAAGACTTGTGGAATGATTCAAACCCACAGGAGCGAAACGCCAATGGTCGTACACGCTCAATGCTATACCGCATATTTATTCCTGCCTACGAAGCGCTTGAAGGATTCTTTGACAAATACGGAAACCCAATCATTGATGACCCTACAGAACCTGTTGAAACCTCTGATGGTGACTTCACCGACATCGGGGCAAGGACGTACCTCAACAACGAAAGAAAGGCTCTTAAAGAAGATGCAAACGAACTTAACGAGGTGGTTCGACAGTTCCCGTTCTCGTCGGACGAGGCGTTCCGTGATTCGGTAGAAAGTAGTCTGTTTAACCTAGGTAAGATATACGAACAGATTGAGTACAACGAGATGATGTACCCAAAGCCTACGGTAACAGGTAACTTCCAATGGAAGAACGGAGAGATAGACTCCAAAGTTATTTTCGTGCCTAACCCTGAGGGGCGTTGGGTTCTCTCGTGGACTCCACAGGAAGATAAGACCAACATTCGTACAAAGCACCGCAACGGGCATTGGACTGCGCCACACGGCAACCTAGGGGTCGGTGGGGTCGATAGCTATGACCTTGATGCTACCGTGGATGGACGAGGCTCTAAAGGTGCGTGTCACTTCTATAACAAGTTTAGTATGAATCAAGCTAGTAACGTATTCGTTGCAGAGTATTGTTCACGCCCACCTATGGCGAAGATATTCTACGAGGATGTGTTGATGGCTGCTGTTTACTTTGGCTACCCTATCCTAATAGAGAACAACAAGTATGGTATTGCTCGTTACTTTGAGGAGCGTGGCTACCTAGAGTATTTGCTAGACAGACCCGAACACTTGGGTGGCTCGACTAGCAAGGTTAAGACCAAAGGTATCCCGTCTAACTCTGCTGAGGTTATTCAGGCTCACGCTATGGCGATTGAGGCTTATATACATAACTATGTAGGCGAGAATAACGAGACAGGCAATATGGGCAAAATGTACCTAGGCAGAACCCTAGAGGATTGGATTGGTTTTAAGATTGATAACCGTACTAAATACGATTTATCTATCAGCTCGGGGCTCTGTCTACTAGCCGCACAGGTTAAGGCAAAGAAAGTGGAGAAGGCAGACTTCTCAGCCAAGAAGTTCTTTAGACGTTATAATCACAACGCTTAGGTAATTTTTCTTATCTTTGCACAATATAATCTTGTGCGAAATGAATAAGAACTACGGAAACTTCCCTAACCCTTTAGCTAAGTCTAGCGAGAAGGTGTCAAAGGGATACGGTGCAGCCTATGCGAAGGCTATCTTGGGACAATGGGGAGGAACAGATTCTTCACAGTCTCTTTACCAAAAACGATTGAAGGACTTTGAACGCGCCCGTGACTATGCTCAGGGTACGCAGTCTACTCAAATCTACAAGCAACTTTTGAACAGTCTAGACGCAGGTGGCGGAGCAGGTACTCTGTTAAACTTGGATTGGACTCCTGTACCTATCGTACCAAAGTTTGTTAAAATCGTAGTTAACAAGATTCTATCTCGTAAACCTTACCCTAATGTAGAAGCTATCGACCCTGTATCACGCGGTGCAAAGGAGATGAAGAAAGCTCGTACTCGTGCGGCTATCGAAAACAAAGCATTCCTAAAGGAGATGCAAGGATTGGGTGCTTCATTGAAAGATGACGTGGATGCGTTGCCTGACACACCTGAGGAAGCAGAAATCTTTATGGATGTAAACAT